TTGGAAGCGGATTAGTAAAGACGATGCTTGCCTGCGTAGCTCCCTCCGCGTCAATCGCAAACGAGTCAACAACCCCCCTGAACTTTTGGCTTATGGTGGCTTGTACGCCAGTGGTGAGGTTGTAAGCCGAAATAGTCTTGGTTGTGCTCCCCTTAATAATAACCACGTATCTCTCGTCATTATCCCTCTCGATGAAGTGAACCTTGGCAGTATCGTCGATTTCGGCGTCAGCTATAAGGGTCGCTATGTGCTGGGTCGCTGGACGCTTCTGTAAGCCGTCCACAACGCTCGCTAAGGCGTTCTCTTGCTCCTCGCACTGTCCAGAGAAGCGGACCGCATCCGGCTGCTGAGAGACGCCCTGAATGAGGTTTGTGACTGAGGTGTTAATTAAGGGCATATCAGGCACTTACATTGTATTTACGATTCACCCCAAGGCGATAATAGACATCAGCGCTGTCGAAGATGGTCCGGTCAGAGGACTGTGCATCGAGTTCCTGAAGACGAGCGCGTGCTTGCATCTCGTCCACAGCGATAAGCGCCTCCAACTCACGACTACCAACAATACGCCCTTGGAAAATACGAGACGCCCTGAGGGTGATGTAGCGTCTGGCTGGCTCAATGAGGTCGTCCCAGTCCAGTTGCTCAGTAAGGTCAACTTTAACTGCGCTGGTAAACGTGAAGGTTCTGTCCTTGCGATTATACAAAAACAAACCCCTCTGGACAAAGTCGTCAGTGGAATTCACTGCGTCCACAAATAAAGTGGTGGCGGGGAGAGGAATCTTGCTGTCCCCATTAGGGGAGATTTCGTGGTCCGTTACTGTGTTGAAGTGCCATTCTTCAGTCTGAACTTCTTTGGCTACTTCACGTAACGTGGTTAAAGCGATGCTCCCTGAGATAGGAAGAGCCGCTGTGTCAGCTAAGGAGTTTACGGGCGCTTCACCAATATGCCCAAGCATTTGGTTGACGCTTTCAATTTCTGTAGTGAGAGCCATAAGAAAAAAAGGGGGCCTCCGCAGAATAAACTACGAAGACCCCCTTAAGGGTTAGTTATTGTCGGTTAGCTTCTAACGCTAATAGCGCACTCAGGTCGCAGGATACCGTGACCCATTGCATACTTAGCCAACATCAGGTGAGCCTGCTTTGACATGGAGTATTCGCTTTCAACCGCAAGGTCGAGAAGCTTAACAGTTCCGATAGCGGACTTGTGTCCAGCAATGAACTTCAGCACGTCCAACCCCGAATCGAGGTAGCCTTTCGCGGCAGAGCCTCCATCGGCGTCATCGAACGGGTTGTTATTAGCATTCACGTCATCACTGGCAACTTCGTTGGTAGTGATTGTGGAAACATGAGGAGAGCTGTAGATTTTAAGCCCCACAAGCTCCATAATACTACCAGTAGCGATGCTACCAACACCCCCTACGTCGCGGTTGATGGCTGCGTTATCGCTACCCGCAAGCAGGTAGTAAAGCGCAGGCGTCAAGATGACGAAGCGGTCTTCTGACGGAACGTGCTGTTCGTCCAACGTCTGAGCAATAAGCCTGAAGGTTTGAATCAGGTTTGCAGCGGTGTCCACATTAGCTGGAGCACCAGTGGTGGTTCCCAAGTCAATCACGGTGCCTTGAGAGGCATCAGGGTTGGCTCGCGCAGTAGCGTCAACGTGAGAAGCAGCTACCAACGTACGCATCGTCGCAAGGTCGAAACGCTTAGCAAGAGCCCGTCCAAGCTCGGTCGTATACACGGACCTCACATCGTAGTGATTCTTGAGTTCGTCAATCTGAGCTACGGAAGTAGCCGCGATAAGAACGTCATCAATGTTGATAACACGCTCACGATGTTCGATTGCCGTCGGATACTTAGTTCCGTTAGTCATCTCAAACACATCCTCACCGGGAGTGTGGTATTTTGCTGTCGCAATACCCGTAACTGGGAATTGCGCCGACTTACCGCTCGAAATAGTCCGAACGGTGTGAAGCTCTTTCATGACGTTCGATTCTTCGAAGGCATTAAGCACCTCGTTCGCGAACACCTTCAAGAAAAGAGCGTCTGTTGCCCCAGCGGACATTTCCTGTCCGATTCTTGACGGGGTAATAGTTCCATTAGCCATAATGGTTGATTCTTTCTAGTTAAGATTAAGTGGTTTCCTTTTTAGAAACCGATTGGTTTCTTCGTGTCCTCTTTCACATTGTTCACTCGTCAGCGTTATCCTTTACGGGCGCTATCGGCTACTAAGCTGATACTTCAGACAGAAAAGTCTTTATCCCACTGGCGTATGCTCGCGCCAGTTGGGTGCGGGATGAGCGGAATATCTCCCACTCTCGTTCATTGGTGCCGAAGAACGGCTCGCAAATCACGGCAGGACACTTGGTCTTCACCAAGAATGCCCCGCCCCGCGAAAATTTTTTGAGAGGCTTTATGCCTCGGTCGGTTGTGTCGTATTCGGTCAGAACCTCTCTCTGGAGAAGTCCTGCCAGTCTTTTGCCGGGCGCAGACCTGTGGTAGTATAACATCTCACAGCCCTCTGCGGACGCTGTGGCGGCGTTGAAATGAAACTCAACAGCCACTGTGACCCCGTCCGCCTTCAGTGTGTGGGCCAGCCACTTCATGGCAGAGGTGTATGCGTTCCCGTGGTATTCGTCGTAGATTATGGAATCAATGCCATGACCATGTAGATACTTCTTAACCAGAGCCGCCACGCGCACGTTGTAAGTCCACTCAGGGACTCCAGACACGCTGCTGGCCCCCATGTCTCGGGGTCTGGAATGCCCCACACAGAGGCCTACGATATCAACGGTTTTCGAGGTCGTTGATGTATCGGAGGAGTTCTCCGATTGTCTCCTTTTCCTCAGACGTGAAAGAATGCTCTTCCAGCTTTCCAATAAAGTACGGAAGTTCACTTCTTTTAATCGTCGTGCACCCAACGATTGATGCGCTCGTTATTGCGATTATGACGGCGCTTTTTAACTGCGCTAACATACTCATCCCTAACCTTGAAAAACAAACCTGCCAGTTTAGGGAACTGAATCAATAAACTGGCAATTAGTTTAACCATTACTCGCTCTTAGCTTTTCCTACGTTAAGGGCCAACCACGATACCACCTTGCTGGCCTTAGCCACGAAGGCGTTGTCGCTGTCGTTAGGTGTCATTGTAGCAACAATGCTGGCAATGGTAACGATGCCAGTGAGAACTCCGATAATGGCTTCCTTGTTTTCAGCAAACCACGTTAATGCTTCAGCCATGTCTAGTCGATGTTGATGTCAAGACTGGCGGCAGGAGCAACGCTGACGCCGCCCCACGGAGTGGACACAGCACAGGAGGTAAGAGCTACACTCAGGACTGCGATGAATAAGATAAGGAACTTCATGATTTTATATGTTGGATATTGCTAGTCTGCGTTCGACCTCTTTGCGGAATGCTGGGTCGGTTTCGTATTTCTTTTTCCCGCTCGCGTCTCTCTCAGACATTGCTGACAGAACCTGCGCTCGGCTATCGAAAGGTTTGCTGCTGGACCCTTGGGTCCTGCCTAGAATCAGCGCCGGGTTTGTCCCATTCGCTGTCTCGTATTTGGACTTGAGCCAGTCAATAGCGAGCTGTGCTTGCTCCTTTGTTCCGGTCTCAAGTGCTCCGTTGTAAGCATCAAGCTGCGTTTCGGAAAGCTCTTCAGCCGCCCACTCAGCCATCTCGCCGTAAACTTCCCGGCCCCCTGCTGCGTTCATAAGCGCGTCCTCTTCAGAGGTCTGTAAGGCGCTCTGCCCCGCAATATAAGAATCAACCAACTCACGACCCAACCCGGCTTTAGCCAAGGCGTCGTAAGTCGTATCGCTTAGCTCCCCGCTCTCCTGCCATTCAGTGGAAGCGGACATGATTGCCTCGTTCTGGCTCTCTGAGCTTTGGCTTTCATCAGGAGCCTCCGTTGGTGGGAGGTCTTCTGCTTCGACAGTATCCGTATTTGAGCCAAGTTTTGACTCAAGGTTGTTGTATGCCTGTGCCAAGTCTTCGGGAGACTTGAACTTTTCG